ATGAGAAAATATATAACGCTAAATTAAGAATGAATATGATGCTTAAAGAATTAAAAAGTGATTATATTGCAGTAGAAGGTGCCATACTTGTCAGATCACCCGATGCTGTGATAAAATTGTCTTATGTCTATGGAGTTGTTATTGCTGAGCTTATGTCTACTGGTTCTAAGGTTATTACTATTAGCCCATCCTCGTGGCAGGCGCACATTGGCAACAAAAATCCTACGAAAGATGAAAAGTCTGCAATAAGATTAGCCAACCCAGGATATGCAGATTCCTGGTATAAGAATCAGTTACGCAATATGAGAAAGCAGAGAACTGCTGACTACTTTAATAGAAAGTATAATTTAAATGTGGTGGATTTTGATGTTGCAGATAGCTTTGGTATTGCACATTATGCTAACAAAGTACTAACTGAAAGATGAAGTATTATCAAAGCAAAGACTGGCTATATAGAAGATATATAATTCAAAAGAAAACTGTTACAGAAATAGGAAAAGAATGCGGAGTTTCTGCAATGACTATACAAAGGTACCTAGACCAGTTTGGATTAATTAAAAAGCGATGAATACTATTAACCCATCATCACAATCGATTACATTTTCTAAAGCATTAGATTCGTTCTACGTTTATACTGGAGACTCCACAGATAGGTATGTTCAAGCAACATGCAGGAACAGCGGGCATTGGGATATAGAGCTTACGCAATGGATGATAACCAATATACAGCCAGGGTGGACTTGTCTTGATGTAGGCGCAAACATATTTTACTTTACAGAAGTGATGGCAAGAACTGTGGGCAATCTTGGGTCGGTGTTGGCTTTTGAACCAATCACTAGACTTTGTAGATCATACGAAACATCTAGAACCTTTAATGAATACTCAGATGCTGGAAAGATAGAGGTATTTAATATTGCCTTGTCTAACAAAAAAGATAATTTAGTTCTAAATATATGGGAAGAAAACATAGGCGGATCGGGAATTGTAAATCAACACCAGTCTGGTAATCATGGTCAACATGGTAATTTTCATACAGAAGAAATTTTTGCTGATAGATTAGATTCAATATATAATGGCAAAATTGATTTTATTAAGATGGATGTAGAAGGACATGAGCGGTTTGTATTTGAAGGCTTTTCTGAAGAAGCGTGGAAATGTCCATTACTTGTTGTTGAGCTAGGGGCTGGACAACCAGATGAATTTTTAGTAGAATTAAATGATAAATATACAATGGAATTTTTAAATGGGGAAGCGGCCACATTTGAAAGAATTAAACAGCATGATGTCGTAAACGTCTTGCTTAGGAGAAAATAATGGCGGGATATCCAGAAAAAGATAATGGCTATCAGATGTGGATTACAGATCTACAGCTTATGGCAACAGATGCTCCTTCAGGGCATAAAATTATTAGACAGTGTCTTGAGATTGCACAGATGCTAATTGAAAAGAATATATCATATGGAGACTCAGCACTTAGTCCAATTCGTATATTTTCCCAGGCGGACAATCAAGAGCAGATTAAAATCCGCATTGATGATAAGATAAATAGAATTAAGAATGGATCTGGCTTCGCTGGAGATAATGATATTGATGACATGATTGGATACTTAATCCTTTTAAAGATTGCAAAGGCTAATTCCAATTGACATTTTAGTCGACTAGAAGTATACTGTATTAATGAGCGAAATAGAATTATCACAGCATTTTGACAGAATGAATAGGGTAGTTGAAGAACTCCTTAAAGGAAGTACGCCTACTCAGATCGCTACAATTACAGGTATCCAGCGCAAAGAAGTTATTGAATTAATTGACGACTGGAAAGACGTTGTGCATAACGATAGCAACATCAGAGATCGTGCTAGAGAAGCTATTTCAGGGGCGGATCAACATTATGCAATGCTTATCAAAGAAGCTTGGAAAACGGTAGAAGATGCAGATCAATCTGGCCAGCTAGGAATTAAGTCTGGCGCATTAAAGCTTATTGCTGATATAGAAACTAAAAGAATTGCAATGCTGCAGTCTATTGGCGTATTAGAAAATAATGAAATTGCCGCACAAATTGCAGAGACAGAAAGAAAACAAGATATCCTTGTTAGGATTTTAAAAGAGACCACTTCAACATGCCCTAAGTGTAAGATGGAAGTTGCAAAAAGATTGTCTCAAATAACTGGAGTAGTTGAATCAGTTCCAGTAGAGGAAGCCAATGTCGTTTGAGTTTACCGATCTTATCGATATGCTCGATGGAGAGGAGTTTGATGAAAAACCAGTCGATCTTAAAACGTTTGTTAGAAGTCCAGAATACCTTGGGCTTCCAGAACTTTCAGACTATCAATACACGCTTATCGAAAAAAGCTCCCAGATTTATAAAGAGTCAACGCTCATCAAGCTTTTTGGAGAAGAAGAGGGAAGAATAAGGTTTAAGCAAACTGCTAATGAAGTTGTTGCTCAGTTAGGAAAAGGATCTGGAAAAGACTACTGTTCAACTATTGCGGTATCATATATAGTATATTTACTATTGTGCCTTAAAGATCCAGCAACATATTATGGAAAGCCCCCAGGCGATAGCATTGATATTATTAACATTGCTATCAACTCTCAACAGGCAAGCAACGTTTTTTTTAAAGGATTTAAAACACGCATTGACAAATCCCCTTGGTTTGCTGGAAAATATAATGACAAAGCTTCGGAAGTTAAATTTGATAAAGCTATTACAGTACACTCAGGTCACTCAGAACGTGAGGCATGGGAAGGATATAACGTAATCGTAGTTATCCTTGATGAGATTTCAGGATTTGCAATTGACAATACAACAGGCCATGAGCAGGCAAAGACAGGCGCAGCTATATACGATATGTACCGTGCATCCGTAGATTCTCGTTTTCCAGACTTTGGCAAAGTAATTTTGCTTTCATTCCCTAGATATAAGAACGACTATATACAGCAAAGATATGATGCCGTAGTAGCACAAAAAGAAACCATTGTTCGTGATCATAAATTTAAAATGGATGAAGACCTTCCAGATAATACACAGGGAAATGAATTTAGTGTTGAGTGGGAAGAAGACCACATATTGTCTTATAAAATTCCAAAAGTCTACGCACTTAAGAGACCGACCTGGGAAATAAATCCAGTAAGAAAAATTGATGATTTTAAGGTTGCATTTTTTACTAACCCTCTTGATGCTTTATCACGTTTTGCATGCATGCCACCAGATGCAGTTGATGCATTTTTTAAATCAAGAGAAAAGGTTGAGAAAGCTTTTAATAAAGCACACCTTGCAGTAGATAATTTTGGCAGACTTGAAGAGTGGTTTATTCCAGATCCAGATAAAGAATATTTTATTCACGTAGACTTAGCGCAAAAGCATGACCATTGTGCAGTAGCAATGGGCCATGTAAACAAGTGGGTAAACGTTAAAGTCACCGATAGCTATTCACAACCAGCCCCTGTTGTTGAAATAGATGCAGTCAGGTTTTGGACACCAACAAAAGACAAGTCTGTAGATTTTACTGAAGTAAAAGATTACATTCTTTCTTTAAAGACACGAGGATTTAAAATTCGTGTATGTACTTTTGACAGATGGAACTCTCATGATATGATGCAACAACTAAAACAATACGGCATCAATACAGAGATTCTATCTGTCGCTAAAAAGCATTATGATGATATGGCAATGATTGTGGCAGAAGAAAGACTTTCTGGGCCTCACATACAGTTACTTATAGACGAGTTGCTTCAGCTTAAAATAATGAGAGACAGGGTTGACCACCCAAGAAAAGGCTCAAAAGACTTGGCGGATGCAGTTTGTGGTGCTATTTACAATGCAATTAGCAGAAGTAAATTTGATACAAATCAAGAAATAGATATACATACTTATGAATCTATGAGCTACGACAATGATTTTGGAACAGAAAATGATGGCGAAACAAGCTCATATAATCTAATAAGGGCACCAAGAATGCCAGGAAATTTACGAGACGCAATGGACAGGATGCAAATAATATGAGTACGTATCAAGAAAAAGCAAAAGAATGTAAATGCTGTGGCAAGCATGTTCCACTTCCTACAGTATTAAAAGAATACAACGGGGTGACCTTATGCCCG